TTGGCACGAAATCAGACTTCTGCTACTTACCTAAAATAACTACCAATGGCCTCAACAATTACGGCAGCAGATGCCAGCATCACGATCACGGAAAGCATCTCTCTTGGCGGAGTAGATCGCGGAGGAACGCATACTCAGACCATCTCTTCCGTTGCTGAGATGGACAGGAGAATTATGGAGGTTGACTCTTCAGGAGAGACTGACATCCTGGAGCTCAACACTCAGAATGGTCAGGGAAAATTCGTGAGAGCCAACATCCGTTACATCCGAATCACGAACCTTGACAATACCAACTTTATCCGAGTTCGGTTTATGAACTCAGGAGCCGAGACTGCTGATGTCAAGGTGATGGCTGGAGCAACATTCATGCTTTCGGCTGGTTCAATGGATGCTGATACGGGAGGAGGAGCGTTCTCTGCTTTCGTGGATATTGACGAAATAAAGGCTCAGGCCGACACTTCCAATTGTGATGTGGAGCTGGTAGTTCTTGCGGTTTGATCAATATCACTCAAGATAGCGCGAATACGGTGGTGGTCACTCTCACAGAGAGAGGGACTGCAACCTATTATCTCTTCGAGTTCAAGTCGGATACTACGGAGGGAGTGGTCTATGCTATCGCACAAGATGCAAGCTCCTATCCTGAGAGATTCAACAAGTTCACGCTTACGGAAGTAGGAACAGGAACTCCGACTCCAGCGGATGGAGAGATAAAGCTATCAAACGAAGGCCAATGGCGGTACTATATCTATGCGAACTCCTCCTCCTCGAATGTTGATCCAACAGGACTGACAATGCTGGAGCAAGGAATAGTTAAGGTAACAGGAACGGTCAGTTCAACTCCGACATATTCCGGAGGCAATTCAACGTACGTAGTCTATGGAGAATAAGTTAAGCATATTGAATTTCGCAGCTCAGAAAGTTCCAGATTTCAAGGAGCAGAGGGGCAAGGATTGGATTATGTTCGGTACTGAGGGGCAATGGAAGAACCGATACCCTGAGTACCTTCTCGACCTTTACAGAAGGAGCGCGAAGAATCACGCGATTATCAACTCCAAGAAGGACTATGTGGTCGGTCAGGGTTGGGCGGTCAAGGATGAGAATCTGAGCACGTTTCGACTTGCGGAGCTGGAGCAGTTCATCAAGCATCCGAACCAGTATGAAAGTCTGAACGACATCCTGGAGAAGGTGGCGATGGATTACGAGCTCTACAATGGGTTCGCTCTTGAGATTGTCTACAATCAGTTGAACGACAAAATTGCCGCGATATATCATGCTGACTTTGCTCGTTATCGTTCTAATGAGGACGGCTCTTGCTACTACTATTCAGAAGATTGGTCAAAGCATAATCCAGTTGTTGAGAAGATAGATGCTTTCAACTGGAAGGAGCCGGAAGGCAAGCAGCTTCTCTATGTCAAAGGCTACTCTCCTGACTGCAAGTACTATCCTCTTCCGACATACTTAGGCTCGACTGCTTACATCGAGCTTGATGTCGAGGTTGCCAACTTCCATCTGAACTCCATTCACAACGGGTTCATGGGCGGCACTCTTATCAACTTCTATAACGGAGAGCCTACTGCGGAGGAACAGGAAGAGATTGAGAGACAGATTAAGGACAAGTTCACCAATACGGACAACGCGAACTCGATTGTCCTGAACTTCTCAGATTCGAGAGACAGAGGAGCAGAGATTCAGCAGTTGAACGGAAACGACTTCGACAAAAGATTCGACATCCTCAACCGAACCGTTCAGAAGGAGATATACGCTGGTCATCAGGTTGTTGATCCATCACTCTTTGGAATCAAGGAAGATGGCCTGTTCACTTCGAGAGCTCAGTTGATAGACTCGTTTGAGTTGTTTCAAAATACCTACGTAAACAACAGGCAGCAGTTTATCGAGAGGGTATTCAATGAGTTGGCAGCTCTTCAAGGCTTAGATGGATGTCTATACATTAAGGACACAGAGCCTATCTCCGTGCAGTTCTCTGAGGCAACGGTGGTATCAGTTATGACCAATGACGAGATTCGGGAGAAGGTCGGCCTTGCAGTAATCGAGAAGGAAGATGCTGGAGAAGATGGCAAGGCTAAGGATGCACAAGCAGCTCTCAAAGGTTCTGTTGGTGGAGTCTCAGGAATCATCACTCTGCTTCAGAATGTTAAGCAAGGACTTGTCGAGGCTGGTTCAGCTATTCAAGTACTTACAGAGCTCTATGGCTTCACTCCTGAGATGGCAAGAGCCACGGTATCAGGAGAGGAGCTTCCGGAGCCTGTGGCTGCTCAGATGAGGTCAGATATATGCAGTCACGCTTTCGAGGAGGAACGCGAGCAATACCTTGAGCAGCTTATCAAGGCTGGCTCCGATGATTACGAAGTAACCAGCGAAGGAAGGAGCTTCAACTTTGCGGACTACCAAACCAAAGAAGAGGCTAAAATGCGAGAGGCTGAAGTGCTGAAGTATTGGTTCAGTGATCTCGGTCCAGTTGAGTCTGCTATCCTTGAGATACTTGAAAAAGAGCCAAGCACTCCATTCCTTGCAATTGCGCGAATCCTCAATCTTTCAATTGAGAGAGTAATGCAATCGCTGCAGAGCCTATCAGCAGCCAACGCTATACTGATTGATGTTGATGATGTGCTCGATGCTTCTCAGCGAGTGGTGAAGGTCACTCCACAAGGCAAGAAGATAATCAAGGATGTGAAGCCAATGGAGGAGGTGTTCGAGCTGCGCTACGTTTACGGCTTGCGAGACAACGCTGGAACTGATTTGGTAATTGATACAACGAGGCCATTCTGTAAAGAACTTTGCAAGCAGACTGCTGGAGTCACTTCGGCAGAGCGCAAGAAGGAAGGCCAGCTCGGGGGCAATAAGACTTGGAGCCTTGAGCAGATAATCAGCATGGGAGTGAAGGAAGACAGGAACGTATGGCAGCGCGGAGGTGGCTTTTGGGGTAAATCGTACCATTGCCGACACGAATGGAAGCAAGTAGTCGTTAAAGCGAAGAGATAAGATGGCAAACGTATTATTCATATCAGAGTCATTTGTCAAGGACAACACGCTCCTCCACGAGAATATTGACTTCAAGTTTATCCGGCCTGTAATCATTCTCTGTCAGGACATCCACTTGCAGCCGAAGCTTGGGACTACTTTATATGACCAGCTAAAGACTCAGATCATTGGCGGCTCATTGACAACGGAGAACACTACTCTGCTCAACGATTACATCCAGCCGATGCTGCTCTATTGGGTACAGGCTGAAGCTCCTTCTGCGATCTCTTACAAGTTCCTAAACAAAGGACTAATGCAACAGAGCTCGGAGAATAGCTCAACGGCATCTCTTGACGAGATCAACTTCATCTCGCAGAAGTACAAGGACAAGGCTGAGTGGTACACGGAGAGATTGGTCAACTTCCTACTGGAAAATGATTCCGACTATCCAGCGTACCGAAATCCTGAGAGTGGACTCGATGTGATTCAGCCTGATACAAGGACTTACACGACCGGAATGTTTCTCGGCAACAGGCCGAAGGTTATGAGCTTACAAGACAAGTATGAGTATAAACGCAAGTATTAAAAATCAGCAGAAGCTGAAGGCTTATGTACACTCTAAACGAAATATTTCAACTGATCGAAACTCAGGCCAACGCGCATCTGCAAGTGAAGCAGTACGGTCAGGGAGACGTTTGGGAGATACAACCGAAAGAGCTTGATTATCTCGTTCTGTGGGCGATTGAGGAGGGTGCATCTGTAAGCGAGAGAACTCTCACATACAACATCCGTCTGCTCGCAATGGACCGAGTCCTTCCGGGAGAGGAGAACGAGGAGGAGGTGCTATCTGATACGCTTTCAATCCTCTTGGATTTCGTGGCCTACTTTCGCCAGCTTCACACGGAGGATGTAAGCATACAAACGAGCGTATCCTTCGAGCCATTCACAGAACGATTCGATGACAAGGTCACAGGACATTCCTGCATCTTGAGCATCACTCAACCATACAATTACAACAAGTGCCAAATACCAACATAAAATGACTGAATCTCAAAAACTACTCGGATCACGAGGCTGCAAAGTTCTGACCGGAACAGGAGCTCACACGAGCCTGACAGGTTACGCTATCATTGTTCAAGAGGACACGGTGATCACAACCTTCGAGGTTGATGGAGCAGATGCTCTTGCGGCTTACGGACTTAGCGGAACTACTCTACGAGCTGGAGCTTACATTATCGTTCCAACGGCTGACAATATCACGGCCATCACGATGAGCTCAGGAAGCGTTATCATATACAACCAATGATCTCAGTTCCAACCATAGGACTCGGAGTTGGCTCTGCATCTCAGAGGAGTGCTGGAGGTGCTCCATCATTTGCCATTGAGCGTTCGCTTCGCTTTGATGGTGTGAATGACTACGCTTCTCAAGGTAGCCTTTCAACTGCTGGATTTCAGCCTTTTAATAACAAGGACTGGACGGTGACATTTTGGGCGAAGTCAGACGGCACTCGATTTGTCAATAACGGGGCAGCAGTATCTGTGGTGGTTGCCAATAACGCAGCGGCTAAAACTATGGTCAGATTTCAAAACGATGGGGTGAGCGATAGCAAGGTTTCAATCAAAAGTAATAACATAGCCTATGCGTCATCGTACACCATCACTTCAGCGAAGTGTCAGGT